AGATGACATAGAAAACGCTATGCCTCGTATTTGGGTAGTGGTGGCACATATGCATAGCATATGGTCACGTAGTGACAGCCCTTCCCTGCCTCGTTACAGTGTTCCTAGTAGCCACTATCTGTACATAGTGTTGCAAGCTCAGAAGCATGTTCCTGTGCTTCCTAGCTACATTGATTAATATTCTAGTATTGCTAGTATTCAGAATATAACACTTGTATGCAAGATTACAATACAAATAGTTTCTCAATACCTTTTTTACTTCCAGTATCCTTAGTCAAGCTACTATTAACTTCCTTTGACCATACACAAATGAAATCATCAGGCATCTGATATTCTGACACAAACACTTGATGCCCCTCTTTGTGCTTCTGACGACACCAATCGTAGAACATTTCATGGTCGAAGCTATCCTTATACTTAGTAGTGTCTTTGTAAGGAGGGTCACAGTAGATGATAGAGTTGGCAGGGACGTCAAGGTCTTGGTAAGAACTATGACGGAAATCTACACCAAGAAGCTTCTTCTGCTGTTTTAAAAGACTTTCATAAGATTTACGACTTTGCTCTGATTCGTTGAAAGCTTTAAGTTCAGGGTCATCTTTAGTACCAGCAATATCGCGCCGATATCCGCCAAACCATTTGCCACCAAACGACATAGCAAAACCTATGTAAGATGTTAGAGGTTTATCGTTGTCTTTATTGTCCCGAACCTTTTGGTATTTCTCTTCTGTAACAAGTTCTGGTGGCATCCAACCACTACTCACAGATTTCCACATCTCAATCAAGTATTCATTAATATCTGCACCCATTCGATTATCATCCACCTTGTCAATCATATTAGCACCTCCAACAAATGGTTCTACATACCATTGACCTTGTTTTCGATTTGCTAAAATAATTGGTAGAAGCTCTTTAGCATGACGTGCTTTACTCCCCATGTACTTCATTAATCCACTCCTTTATTATCTAGTATCACTTTAATATTCAGCGTAGCTCATGAAAGGGTTTTTCATTTAATATTCACTATAAGACATAAAAGGGTTAAATGAAAACACTAGCATTGCTTTACCTTCCCACTCTGGATGATCCACTTTATTCTTAAGCTTCCACCCAATATACACTCGTAGGCATTTACCTTTGAATGTCTTCTTTACATAGTATAGCATGAAACGATGTTTACATGTAGCATAACAGTAGCCTTCAGATAGTGGGCGATTACCTACTTTCTGATTACCCTTCCATACTACCACATTATCAGCTTCAATTGCAACACCCATAATGTTTCTGCTGAATGTATATGCTGTATTACGGAATAGCCAGCATACACGCTTGAGGTAGATACGTAGAATATCTAGGTTATCCCCTTTAGTGTTCAAGAACAGAAGATGTTCTTTCTGCCAACCCTCATCACCATCTAGTGTGTTATCGTAAGTATCGAACCATGTTAGCCATTTAGGAAGCTTAGCTTCATGCGTAGCAAACAATGGTAAGACAGGGGCTAAAATCATCCCTAGAAGGGTCATAAACCAATCTAGTGGGATGCTTAGTAAATAACGTAAATACATTTTATTTCTCCTTTGTTTGGTGGGCCTGACAGGGTATGATCCTGTAACCTCGGTGTTATGAGCACCTTGCTCTACCTATTAAGCTACAGGCCCGTTGCTGGTTATTTCCAACACGGCTGAACACTCATCTATACGCTGCCAGCCTAATAGAAGAATACAAACAAATGTTCATGCGTCTTGGAGCGGATAACGAGACTCGAACTCGTAACAACAGCTTGGAAGGCTGCAGTTTTACCAATTAAACTATATCCGCTGTGGCGGGCTAGGGGTGAGTCGAACACCCGTATGGCACTTTAGAAGAATGCTACTTATCCGCTAAGTTACTAGCCCATATCCTAGCTTCCGCTAGGAGAACTACAATTATACCTACTTATTTCATGCTGTCAACAAATTTCTTACACTCTTGTAGGGCTTTAATTAGGTAGTCTACATGTTCAGGGTAAACATAAAGAGCCATGTCCCCGTCCCCATTGATAATGTCAATAGTTCCACAGTCATATTCTACACTGGTAATTTTACCATTACGATTGGCATAGCCCCAAATCATTTCTTCTTTCTCACTAGTTACGTCTACACGAATCATTATACTCTCCTTATTCAAATTTATCAATCTGCTTCTTAAGCTTTCTAGCTTGTTTACACAGTAGTTTAATTTCCCCAGTTGTTAGAGCTATCTTACCTGCTTCTGCCATGCTAGTCAATAACTTTTCTATAGAAAATGTACGTACTAGAGGATAGAAGAAGTTGTTATTCTTTCCCCCAAGGTTTGTACTCCCACAAGCAGGAAACCAGATTGGCGGTAATATAAACGCTGGAAAACGTATAGAGATTAGCCTCTCCCCATCAACTACCAATTGCTTACATGCGTCAAGAATAGCTGTAATCTGGCTTTGTGTCAACTCTTTTCTATACTTATCCAGTACCTTATTTTCCCCGTGTTTCTTACGTCCACGTTTAGGTTTCAGATGTTCAGGTACAATTACAGGCTCAGGAAACTCAGGATGCTTGCCATCTCGTAGCCACTGAATAATGTTCAATGGAATAGTTGTCTCATGGACAATACTTCTGCAAGATTGACCTGAAGCTATTTTATCCCTGATTTCCTTAATCATATCGTTAGATATGCCAGCCCTCTCTAGCCAGAATACAGATGGTGGAGCACGCCTATAGCCACCATTCACTGTTGGGCTATCATCACCAATAAACTTAATATCTGCGTAGTTTATTACGGCTTGGTTATCTGGGTCAACTAAGTCGTATAAAGATAGTGAGGGCATTAGTGAATCTCTTTGCCATTATACCCAAACATTACGTCACACTTGATTTCTACATTTAGTTTCAATACATCATTCACTTTCTTTAAAGCATCTCGTAGCAACTTCTCAGTGATTTCTTCATTGCCAATATCTAACTCAAGTGCTTGGTCATCATGCGATTGTGCGAGCAAACAATATTCAACACCACGTTTCTTAGCCAATTGGTGACAATGATATAACCAAATATCGAACACATAAGCTGCTGTACCTTGCACAAGAGTAGAAAATCTATCTTTCTCATTACGTAGTGAATACCAAAACTTGTTGATTGGGTTTTGCTGCCAATCTCCAAATGCTGTTTTCTTAACTTTGGTGGAAGAAGCAATCTTGGCAACAGACCAATTAAGTTTGTTATACCCTTCGTGTAGCTTTTTAGCTACTTTCTCAGATACCTTAGCTGTCCTAGCTAGAGTCTTTACTCCTGAGCCATATTGGCACGCATAATTTGTAGATTTCCCAGTGGCACGAATCGCATCCAATGTTTCAAACCTAACATCGTCTTTGTCATTGTGTTGACCCTTGTTTTTCTTGTACCACTTATACCAATCACTGCCCTCTTTACTAATCATCCCAGCACTGATAGCAATATCAAGGTGTGGGTCATAATTAGGATCAAGCTGGGTCTTAACATATTCTGGGTCAAAAGGCCATTGGTAATGATTCTTAATAAAGTTCTCTACACCAGAAAGGTCACTGCCACAAAGAATTCTACCTTCTCTTGCGACAAGCAAACTCCTAAGCTCAGCGCCATAAGGAACGCGCGTAGATGGCGTATTGCAGTATTCCTTGTGCATCTTCCTAAGTGTATTGGTAAAACCTTGCGCTCGCGCTGTCAGCTCACCATTAGTAGCATCACGGAGCCACCCTGCTACAACACTCAGCCTGTGATTAAGGATGCCCAAGCCTGCAATATGCTCAATACCTTGGCATTTTGGAATCAAGTCTTTTACTGACTGACAAATCTCACCACCTTTTAGATTAATCTGTGGAATCTGCCTTGTTGATCCGTCATCTTCCCTGATAAACTTAAATGTCTCAGGCTCCCAACCTAAGCTATCTAACCAAGCCTTCATTTGTACGTGGCTTGCAGGATTGCCTTCTACATACTCTTTGACCACTTTGATATCTTCTTTGTGTTCAAAAGGCAGTCCCAAAGACTCAGTAAGCTCTTTCCATTTCTCACCTGTTGCTGAAAGTTCGCCGTTCTTTTTATACGGTTTTACGGGTTTGGACTTTACAGTGTAAACAGCCACCTTTGGCATCACTTGCCGCAATGCTTCAGTTTTCTTATCAATCTCAGTTTGAAGATGCTCTTGTAGCTTAATAGCACTAGGAACATCAATTTTCCATTTGTTCCTTTGCTGCATCACTAGGCAATCCATCTTCCACATTAAGTATCCTACAATACGGTCATAGCTACCATCTTCTTTGCCATACAACTCCTGAAGCCTACTTACTTGGCGCTTCCACAACTTTCTTTGAATCTTACAATCCTCTTGTACGCGATGATTGTATTCTTCCTGAGTTTGATTCTCCCAATCTTCAATAAGAGGTTTTGGCACACCAAACTCTTCTCCATACTCAGCCAAACCATGACGCATACGAGTTGGCTCCAAATACCAAGACAAAGCCAAACTGTCAATAAGTTTCACTTTACTAACGTCATAGCCAAGTAGGATTAATGCCTCCATGTCAAACAACTTACCATTGTGCATGATAAGTGTATGCCCTTGATTCAAAAACTCTTGTAGCTTCTTTCTTTGTGTGCCTTCAAACAACACTGTTTCGCCAGTATCGACCTCAATAGCGCAGAAATTATGCAGTTTTGGGTTTTCCTGCTCTCGCATCATGTCCAGCAAACCAGTGGTTTCAATATCCGCAGCGAATACAGCCATATACTCTCCTATACAATAATTATCTTGCCATTATACCTTATTCTTCAGATAACCATAATGTTCAATTTCTGCTGCTTCTCTTGCAGCTAAAGCCTCTTCATACGTTTTGAATTTGCCCAGATCATACTGTTTCCTGCCCTTCCATATCTGAGCAATCCAGAAACCGTTTTTATCTGACACACCTACCCGTCCAGATTTATTGTCTTTCCGTCTACGTTGATTATAAGCTTGTTCAGTTGGAGTGTCCCAGCAACAATTTTCTTTACAGTAATTTCCGTTGACATCTATCCGCTCTAGCGTCAAGCCTTCCGGCTTATCTCCCATGTCACGGTAAAAATTGGAGAAGGATTCTAGCCATTCGTCACAAACTACAATACCGCGTTTACCATAAATCTCGTATTTTTCAGAATTCTTATTATAACATCTAGCCAACATTCCATTGTAAGTAGAATATTCTCTTGTGCGACTCATTCCATGAGTTGTGTTTGCAGCCTTGACATTTTCAGTAAAAAGGCAGCCGCATGACAAGATATTGCCATAAGCCACAGCACTTGCTTGAACAACATGTAAGTTTCCACATTCACATTGACTCAACCACATCCTAGAGCCGTTCTTTGATCCAACATCTTTTAACAGCGTTAATCTTCCATGTACTAATCCTGTGTAATCTACCCTAGTTCTTTCGGATGTTGTTTCTGTTTTATAGCAACCACAAGATTTAGTCAAGCCAGACTTCAGCCTAGAAAGAATAACGGTACAGGTATTTCCACACTCACATTGGCAGTTTACTATGGTTTTTGAGTGCTTATTCTTTCCGCCATCGCTTACAATAGTAAGTCTGCCATATTTCTCGCCAACAACTACTATACTCTTGGCTGCCATTATACCTTCCTCCTACTCAATCACTTCATATTCTCTAGCTTTCTTCAAAGCTTCCTTGTATAGCTCTTCAGCTTTCTTGCTGTCTTTATTCTCAATAGCCTTCCATAGATCACTGGCTGGAGCTACAAACACGTTCTTATAACGTTTACAACGTGGGCTCATTCTAGTACCACTCCGTCAGTGTCAATATTACCGTGTGTCCGCTCGGAATCATAAAGCTCTACAAGAATGTTAGTCCTACCTCCTGTCACTTCAATACGTAGACGTTTTACTAACACTTTCATCACCGCATCCTCAAATTCTTCCTGTGTATCGAATGTAATTTTCGCCATTAACGTTCCTCCATGAAATATACACCATTATACCTAAACCAACGGCCACACATCGGTTTTAATTCTTCAGGCAGGGGAGCAATCCAACTATACATAAGCACTGCCCTATCAATACTATTACATAATGAATCATATTCACTACGATTAAGATAGCAAACAGCGTAAGATAGACTTTTGTATTCTTTTAGAGCTTCTTCAATAATTTTATCAATTACATTGGCTAAGGTAGACTTCTCTTGCCAAACATATTTGGTTTGAAATTTTGATTTATCAATCAACAAAATATTCATGAAATCCTCCTTATTTAAAATTAGCCCTATCCCACCATTTCTTCTGGCAATCTTCACAACAAAATTTATGAGGGTATTCTACCACTCTTCCACATTGTAAGCAATATGTTTTATCATTGCTCATATTCAATTACAACTTTCTCAATAAGTTCTTCCATCCACTCTTCAGGAATAGGCTTATGCTCCGCAGTATAACGCTTCATAGCATCTAGGATTTCTACAACACGTTCTGCATCAGCAATATGCCAAGGACGTAAGCCTAGCGGTGGCTTTGGTTGTTCTGGGGATACAAGTTCGAAATCTTCTGGAAAACACTTATAAGCCCAACCATACCGTCGTTTATCAAACCAAACATAATCGTGCTTGTCTACGCCTTTTACGGTATACACTTCCCAGCGATAAAAATCATATGAAGCCCTGTCATCACATGTACAAACAAATTTATCACCAACTTTAGGTTTAATCATTGTATTCCTCCTTAATGATTTTCAAATGTACTACGTTGCTTAGTGCGATACTTGAACATATTATAAATGATGCTAGGTGTTAGTGCAACACCTAAAATGATTGTGTTGATTAGTTTCATGCTGTTTCCTTAATCTGTAATTTCTACGACATAGTTCATAAGTGCTTTGTAAACACGCGGGTCAAGATCATTTTTCCATTTTTCTGCAAGAGACTTTATATGCAGCTCTTTAGCTTCTTTATATACAGCAAAGGCTTCTTCATAAGGCGCGGTGATTTTATTATGATTCACCATCATAGGCTGTGCACCTGATTGGCCAACACAACTTCCCAAGTATCTTCATCTACACTGAACTCATCAGCTACGCCTAGAATACCCCAAGGGCGGTTCTTAAGCACAGTGAGGCGCACATTACCACGGCTACGGTCAGGCATAATTTGAGGCTCTAACCCCAATACAATAAAGGCGAGCTGTTCAAGCGCCGCACTGCCTCGCATCTGCTCTTTAGAAATTGTTACCCAAAATGGCTCATCTTCCTTGCCTTTAGGTGGCTTAAACTGTTCTGCTGCTGTCCGATTAATATGGCTTACAGCAATAATACAAACATCGTTAGCTGCACAGAATGCCGCTAGCTCCGTCATGACAATGTCAAGTTCCTTGCGCTCATTTTCAATATGTGACCCACTAATGACAACAGATAAATGGTCTAGAACAATATGTGAACATCCTTCAACCAAGTGCATATGACGAATCTTATTCATAAGCTCGCTGATGGGTAAACTACCGAAGTGGCCCAGCATAATAAGCTTATCGTCTTTGGCAATTTCATCGTAGGCTTTACGAATTTCTTCTTTCGATGCACAAGCTAATGGTGCATTCTTAAACTTGTTGTAATTCACTTTAAGCTTTGATGCAACAGCTCGCTGTAGTGTTTGTTTGTTTGTCTCTTCTAAGAAGATCATCCCAACACGTTCTCCAGCTTCAATAAAGGCGTTAGCAAACATAGCACACACTGTGGATTTACCAACATTTGACGGGCTTGTCAAGACAACTAGCTCTCGTGTACGGAAGCCATGAATCTTACGATTCAGCTCTGGGAAGCAGTCTACGTAAATACCCTCTGGCTGTGGTGCAATCAAATCGTCAAAGTCAATATCACTAGCACGTACAATTTTCTCTGCTGTGTAGGCTTTCTTGCCAAATTGTACAATCTTAGCTAGAGCATCACCTTCACCGTCCTGTAGCATATCACTAGCGTCTTTGTACTTAGCTGGAAGCTCAATGGTACACAGAGTAATGCCAGTGCCTACAAGAGCACTTGCTACAGCTTCTGTGGCCTCTTTGCCACGTAGAATACCTTTCTTCTTTTCTGCTTCAGTGGCTTCGTCACCATCAAACATCAGAGATAGTGAATCAAATGAACGAATGAAATCTTCATTGTGTAGTGTAGCTTCAACAGCATTAACCGTTCCACAACTTACGCTAACAACAAATGGCTCCATGCTCTCCCATTTAGTACCTTTTACTTGTTCCTTCATGGCTTGGTATGTTGATAGTTGGTCAATTTCGCCTTCAACATACACCAAGTTTTTACGCTTTTGCTCAATGTTTTCTGCTACAGTTTGTCCAAATAATTTACAGTCTACTCCAACTTTACCAATAGTTGTAAAGTGAAACTTTTCATGCTTGTCTAGTGTTAGATCACGTTTCTTATAGCCAGACAGCTTACCCTTACTATCATAGTAAGGGAAGTAGTAAGCTGTCGGTGTTTTGCCATCTTCCTCGCTGATAGTCATACGCACACCGAACTTCTTACAAGTTTCTTTTGTAATTTTACGATCTGGCATTACTGCAATTGGATATTCTAGTACGTCCTTAATTGTTTCTTTTACCACTTTTCTCTCCTGTTGAATTTCGTCGTTGCTCTTTTTCCAGTAGCCCATCAACTCCCCCAATGAATCATTGCATCATACATGTCTTTGCTACTCTGCATTTGTAGCCAACCATCAAAAGTATATCCTAAAGCTTCAAGTTCACATTTAAACTTATCTCTTGCAGCTTCACTCTCTTTACTCATGAAATATAACTTACTATGCCCATTCTCAATAGCCACTCCTTGTAACAATTCGAATGAGCGTACAAGCTCTTCATACTCTGGCTTAGCATTCTCTGAACTCTTTGCAAATGCTTCTTTAGCTGTAATCATAGACCCTCCGTTCGCTATTCATGAATTAATAATACATACTAACATAAGAAGAAAGCCCTTGCAAGCATTTTGCAAGGGCTTAAACATGTTAGCCCAAGATGAGCCAAACAAGGAAGTGTGTGATGAACGGTGAACCAATTACAACAAAGCGTTTAGCCTTAGACTCATCATCATTCCCTGTATAATGTGGTCGGAACATGCCTAGGAACAGGCTGATGCCTGCTGCTTGCCAGTAACTAATCGTAGGGATCATAGCAACTGGAGCAATTGCTAGGTTGAACACATATTGTACAACATACCACCAATATGCAATGTAGGCTCCTAAGATGCCTAGTACTGAAACTGATAGCAACAATACAGTTAGGAATGCTACAATAGGGTTTTTATTCTCAATGTTAATTTTCATACGTTATCCTTTTCTAAGTATTGACGCAGAATTTCATTTTGTAATGTGCTGTCCATACGTGGGTAGATATCTGGAACATCTAACGTAACAATCTTGTCCATAAAATATCCAAGATTCAAATAATCAGAACGTGCAATACTATAAGCAAGTGTATCATAAGTTTCTCGATTCACACAGACAATCTCATCAGCCCATTTCAGTAACACCTCTGTTACAGGGATTAAAGCATAATCTGTAACACCTGCTGCACGAGTGTTATAACCTAGTTCTTTCTGCAATACATATGCTGCTGTAGGACTACGTAGCAATCCAGCAGAACATAGACATAGGACACGCTTCTCAGCTCCCTGATAAGGGTTCTTGCAGTTGTGCAAGGCATTCATTGTACTCTTTTGAATCATTGTTCTTCTTTCATTTCAGCGTAGTACTCAAGTGCGTACTCGTAGCCTTCCCAATTATCTATTCCAGCTCTTTCTAAAGCAAGCTCCCACATCTCGCTTTCCAGCAGATCGTTATACCGTTCTTCTGTAATTGTAATCATCTTTTGTTCAGACATTATTTTCTCCTTTATGAATTTAGAGCTTCCATTGAATATGGAAAATGCTCATATAAAATATCACCGAGCTTATGTGCAAACTCCTGAGTACCTGTAATTTGAGCATGGCTATCAGCTCGTTGCTGGTATACTCGATTGAAGGCTAACAATGAGCCTGTCCAAATCCAGCTTACCATCATATTCAATGGTAGGACAATACGGGCTTCTTCTGGAGCTACCTTAGCTTCAACTAGAGCTTCATACAAATCAACTTGCTGGTTTGTATACTTTTCAATCAATTCAAAAGCTGTTTTGTTTTCACCATTGAATTCAATCAAGCCCGTATGTAGCTCACTACTGGCTCCTTGCTTTGCATGATCTGGGGCTTTATGTATGTAAGCAGGAATAAACAGCTCTACATCTTTAACAATGTAGCGACGTGATTCCTCATTAATCACCAAGCCAACGACATGTTTGTGTAATTGCCGGGCACAAAATGCTGGAACTGTCACACGGACACTCATTGTTGCATGGCAGAAAGGGGTAAAATGTGTATGAGCCTTAGCTCGCTTTTCCCAATCATCACGTTCAGCTTTAGGAAGTCCTGTAGCAAGGTATTTTAACAAGCCTTTATCTGCTTCTGTAATTTCTTCTGTCTCATCCCATTTAGCAAAGCTTACACGCGCTGCGTTACAAATACGCTTGTCACTTCCCATTTTGTCAATGAACTCTACTTCAATATCTGCTGATCTATTCATTAATCCCCTCCTACT